ATCCGGATTATTCTGGGGTTATGGACTACGACGGCATGAACCTCGAAGAGCTGTCTCACAAGCAGGTAAGAGCGCTCGTCGACTCGCTGGAAGCGCGCAACGAAGAACTCACCGGCCTGGTCTCCGAGGAGATGATTCAGGAGGCCGGTGAGTTCTCCACGGCTCAGCTCGCACTTGAAGACATCGGCTGGCGCCCCCTCGCGGGCGTCGCCGACTCGGCCAACTCCTTCACGCTCGACGGACTCCACCGCGCCTCGGAACTGTGCCGTGCCGTCGCCACCGTGAACCCCCTGGTCGAGCGTGGACTGAAGGTCCGCACCGGATACATCTGGGGATCCGGCGTCAGCGTCGTGGCCAAGGAGTTCGTCTCCGGAGGGCCCGGCCGCCCCCGCAGCGTGAACGTCGAGCCGACCCTCCCGCCGGGCCTCGACGATGTCCTGACGGGCTCGCTCGCCCAGATGGAGATCGAGATGACGGCGGCCACCGACGGCAACCTCTTCTTCCTCGTCGACAAGAAGAACAAGACGGTGCAGCGCGTGCCGTTCGAGGAGATCACCGAAGCCGTCTCCCAGCGCGGCAACCGGGAACGCATCCTCTACCTGCGGCGCACATGGAACGACTGGGATCTCGAACTCGACTCCGGCGCCGCCGTGGACGAACGGCCCACGACCGACCCCGACTTCAACCGGGGAGGGCGCTCGTGGACCAACATGAACCGGGACGGCGCACAGTCCGTCGCCTTCCGCAACACCTCGGTCTGGTACCCGACGAACAGCCTCGTCGACCAGAACGACCGCAAGCGGGTCCGCACCCGGATCGACGGCGATCCCGTGGACCACAGCAAGGTCATCGTGCACATCGCCTTCAATCGCCTCGTCGGCTGGCGCTGGGGGATCCCCGATGTACTGCCCGCCGTGTGGTGGACGAAGGCGTACAAGGAGTACCTGGAGAACTGCGCCACCCTGACCAAGGCGTACGCCCGCTTCGCCTGGAAGGTGACAAGCGAGAAGTCGCGCGGTGTGCGCCGGACCGCAGCGCAGCTCGCACAGGCCCCGCGTACTGACCCGTCGACCGGACAGCCCCTGGCGATCGGTGCTTCCGCCGTCCTGGGATCCGGTCAGGATCTGACGGCCGTCGGCCGTAACACAGCAGTCGATTTCGACGCCGGTCGGCCTCTCGCCGCGATGATCGCCGCCGCTCTGGATGTTCCCCTTCCCGCTCTCACCGAGGACCCGACTCTCGGAACGCGGGCCACGGCGGCAGCGCTCGACACGTCCACCATTCTCGTCATGCAGGCGCGCCAGAAGGCGATGGACGAGGCCTTCACGATCATCTTCAGGCTGCTCGGTCTGAAGGTCCGTCTGCGGTGGCCCGAGATCTCCGAAGAGCCCGTTCACCGTCGCCTTCAGGCCATCAACATGGCTGTGCGACTGGGAATTCTCTCGGCTTCCGAATCCCGCGCAATGGTGCTCGACGCGTGGCACGACAAGTGGGACGACTTCCCCAAGGACCCGCCGAAGCCGGAGGATCTCCCCTACATCCTCCAGCCCAACACCGCAGCGCAGACGCCCAATCCGGCACCTTCCGGCAGGTCGCAGGGTGGCGCTCCGCCGGAGGTCGATCCGATGTCGATGGGAGACCACGAACTTCGCGACGAAGAGGGCGGCGAAGACAGCGATACGACAGATTGATCCTTTCCAGGGCTGGACGCGTTACCCTGTGTCCTGTCACACGTGCTAGCCGTTAGGAATGCAAACGTGGTTGTCGCCACCCTGGCGGAATCGGCAACCCTGGATCTCATCCCGATAGGGGTGGAGTCCAAGGGAATCTGGCGAGCCCGCCTCATCCAAGCTGATGTACAAGGAAGCTCGGGTTACTACCCGGCCGAAGTGCTGCGCCGCGATGGGCCGATCGCTTTCCCTGCGGGTACGCACGTGTACCTGGATCACCCGACGGACACCGAAGAGATGGAACGCCCCGAGCGAAGTGTCCGCGATCTTGCGGGCTACCTGGTCGACGGCGCAGTCTACGAAGAGGCGACCGACGGTCGTGGTCTGTTCGCGAGGATCCAGTTTCTCGACGACGTAAAGGACCGCATCCGCTCTCTCGCCCACCATGTGGGCCTGTCCATCCGGGCTGCGGGTGAAATCGAAGACACGGCGACCGGCCGCGTTGTGCGCAGTATCCGTGAGGGACTGTCTGTGGATGTGGTCACTCGCCCTGGGGCCGGAGGAAGGCTGATTTACATGACCGAAAGCAACGCGTCGCCCTCGGTGCAGGGCGGCGGCGTCACCACGGCGTCCACCGCCCCGTCCGGGGTCACGGACCGGGACCTCACCACCGAGGTCGTAGCTCTCCGTGAGTCCTACGAGGGCAAGATGGACCGGTTCACGCTGGCCATCACCAACCTCACCCAGCTCCTGCGCGACAAGCAGAAGGAGCAGGACCGCCAGCTTCAGGAGGCGCAGAGCGCAGGCAAGGTGGCTGCGAAGCTGCTGGCCGCCGACCTGCCGAACTCCTCGCGCGTCCGCCTCGCCGAGAACTACCAGGCCGGTCAGGACCTGGACTCGTCGATCGAGCGCGAGAAGGAGTACCTGAACTCCGTCCTGTCGGAGTCGTCCAACGGCGAGATCAAGAAGGACGAACTGCACGTGCGCGGCACGTCGCTCGGACTCTCCGAGTCGGCGATGACGCAGCGCAAGCGCACGTCCGATGACTTCTCGGCCATCGAAGACGTCCTCCTGGGGAAGTTCTGAGCCATGGCGACCAACGAAGTCTTCAAGTACGGGCAGTGGATCAGCCTGCCCCTCCCGCTGCGGGGCGACGACCCCGCCGTCAACGACGACCCCACCCGCAACGGTGACCCGGTCCTCATCGGCGACCTGGTCGGCGTAGCCCAGGAAGTCGGCGGCGTTCCCGTCGACTACACCATCGGCTCGCTGACCGTCACGCAGGCACGCAACACGGCGAACTCCCTGGAGCCCGGCTGGGCGTCCATCGCGCTGTGCGGCGCCTGGGCCATCCCGGTCCAGGACTTCGACCCCGCCGTACACGGCTCGGGCACCACGGTCAGCATCACCGCTGCCTCGGGCTCCACGCCGGGTCAGCTCACGGTCGCGGCCGGTGACCACTTCTTCGGGACCATCATCGGCTGGACGAAGATGATGCAGCTCGACGGTCTGGGCAACCCCCTCCGTCCGATCCCGATCGTCAACATCGTCCAGACCCTCACCGGCGTCGTGAACGCTGTTCCCGACATCGCCACCGGCTCCTGAAAGGAGGTAGAGAACCATGGGTAACGAACTCGAACTCCTCGCGGCGCTCGACGGCATCCAGAACACGAACAACCGCGAGTTCGCCAAGATCGCGGAGGCCCACCGAACTCGGCGCGAGCTGATCAAGCGTGGGGCCATGTCGCAGATCTCTGCGATGAAGAAGCCGATGGAGCTGATCCGTACCATCCGCGAGGCGGGTACCGGCCAGCACATGGCCATGGGTCGCCTCCGTGAGGCCGTCAGCTCCGGCGACTTCCCGCTGCTGTTCCAGGCGGTCTCGCAGGCGTCGATGCTCGGCCAGTACGCCGATCTGCCGCAGCAGTGGCCCACCTTCTCGCAGCGCACCACGGTTCCGGACTTCCGTCCGGCGCGCCTGGTCCGCTGGGACTCGCAGATGGACCAGCTCCCCGACCACAACGGTGGTGCCGAGCGTCACGTGCGCGCGCTCCCCCGCATCCCGGAGCTGACCGAGTACCCGACCTTCAACTTGACCACGGAAGGTAGCGACTACTTCGTCAACAAGTACGGCGCGCGCTTCCCGTTCTCGTGGGAGGCCTTCCTCAACGACGAGCTGCGCGTTCTTCAGCAGCTCCCGTCGGAGATGGCCCGCTGGGCCCGCGACACCGAGGACGTCCTGACGACCGGTGTGCTCGCCACGAGCACCGGCCCGAACCCGGACTTCTTCAACACGACGGAGAACTTCGGCTCGCAGGTGCCGCTCGGCAACTACGTGACGAACAACCCGCCGCTGTCGCTGGAGGCGCTGGAGCAGGCCATCACCCAGATCGGCATGCGCAACGTCAACGGCCGGATGGTCCGTGTGCAGAACTACGTTCTGCTCGTGCCGCCGTCGCTGGCTCTCACCGCCCACGAGATCGCCCAGGCGACCACGTACATGCGCGTCACCACCGACGGCGCGGGCAACGAGATCCGCATCAACGTGGCGTCGCCGATCGCCGGTCGCTTCACGGTCGTCGAGAGCCAGTGGCTCCCGCTGATCGACCAGTCGGCCGACGCCGCGACCACGTGGTACCTGGTTCCGGCCGGTGGCACCACCGAGCGCGGACCGGCCATCGTCACCGCCTTCCTCCGGGGCCACGAGTCCCCCGAGGTCCGCGTGATGGGTGACACCGGCCGCACGCTCGGCGGTGGCGAGGTCTCGGCGTTCGAGGGCTCGTTCTCGCACGACGACATCCAGTACCGTGTCCGCTCGATCGTCGGTGCCGCCGGTATCGACAACAGCGCGGTGGCGGTCTCCCTGGGTGACGGCACGCCGACCGGTGGTGGCTCCTTCGCGGCACCGATCACCGTCCGCTCCGCGCCGACCACGCCGAAGGCCGTCGAGGCCAAGCCTGCCGACAAGCAGCCGCCCGCCTCGAAGTAGTCGAGACTGACCCTCGCCACCCCTGACCATCCCCTGGGGTGGCACGGGGTCAGGTGGGGGCCAGAGCGCCATTCCCCCTGGTAACCACCCTGGAAGCCTCCCGCAGCTACACGGCGGGGGGCTTCTGGTTGATACTGGGAAATGCGTGTATGGTCGACCTTGAAAGCGCGCCTGCTTGGCCTCTTCACCCAGGTCGACATGTCGTCTTTCTCCTTTCCGGGAGAGGCCCCCGTTCATTCGGGGGCCTCTTCTAATTTCCGGACATGAAGAAGCCCCGCCGAGGCGCATACGGCGGGGCTCTTCAACGGAAGACCGACAAGACGGACTTCGACGTGGACATACACAGGGTAGCTCACTGTCACCCCTGGTAGCTGTCACTGATCACGTGTCCGACATGATCGGATCTTGTGTGCATCTCGCGGATACCATGACTGTCAGGATGACGGGAGATGCCCATGGTTCTGCCCACAACCCGGACTGTCACCGGGAAGTACATCAACCCGGTGACCGGGAAGGCCCAGGCGGGCAAGGTGCTCTTCACACCCGTTCCCGGCCGGTGGACCGACAGCACGGGAAACCAGATCCTCACGGGTGGCGGCTCACGCCTTCTCGCGGCAGGCGAGTTCTCGCTCGATCTGGTCACCACCGACGCGGAGGATGTGGCACCGGCCAGCCGCTCGTGGCAGCTCCGTGAATTCATCGACGGCGTGTGGACCACCTGGATCTTCTCGTTGCCCTCTGGCGACGACCCTGTAGACATCACGGATCTCCTGACCACCCCGGTTGCTCCGAGCCCCGGGCAGCCCCTTCAGGGCCCTCCTGGGCCCCAGGGTCCTGCGGGACCGGCGGGACCCGCAGGCGCGACCGGACCCCAGGGCCCTGCCGGACCCGACGCCGACCTCAGGGCGTCCGGACTCAACACCGGCATCACCAGCGGCGGCGACATCTCGGTCAATCCGTCCAACCCGCTCGCCATCGACATTTCCCCCCTGCACGGCTTCATCGTCGACTACGCCGACACCCCGGAAGAGCCGGTCGTCACCGAGGTGCTCACGGAGTCCGTCATGACGGTCGAGCTGCAATCGGAGGCTCAGTCGCGGGCTGTCACCTGGTGGCTGCTGGACAGTGAACTCAATGTCATCCAGCAGCCCACCCGCCCCAGCGGCTCGGACCGCCGGACCATGCTGGTGCTGGGTGTGACCACCTTGTTCGGCTCGCAGATCATCGTCGAGCAGTCGATTCCCGTCATCATCCAGCAGCCCGTGAACCAGCTCTACGATTTGATGGACGCCATCGGTGCCTTCAACATCTCCGGCAACCTGGCGTCAGCAGCGGGAAGCAACCTGACGGTGAACGTCAGCCCGGGAAAGGTCTTCTCGCGGGGCTGGAATCACTACATCGACAGCATCCTCACCAATGAACCTCACGTGGTATCCACCGTAGGTGCGGAGCCCGCCTCCTGGCTGAAGATCCTTCGGGCCACCAATGTCCTGGCGGAACTCCCCACCCCGAATCTTGACCCCGCCAACTACGACAACAACGGCGTCTTGTCGCCCATCGGGGGTGGCGCGAACCGGTCTACTGTGCAGCGGCTCTGGCTCTTCCCCACCAACGACGGTGTGGCCGAGATCTACGTGTCCCAGTACGGCCAGATCGTCTACAACACTCTCGCGGACGCCCTTGCCGCCGTCGGCACCGCAGCACACGTGGTCAACCCGTTCCTCCCCGGAAACGGCATCCTGATCGCCTTCATCGCCATGACCCGATCAGCCACAAATCTGTCAGATACAACCCAGGCCCGCATCATCCCGGCGGCAAAGTTCGGTGTAGGACCTGCCTCCAGCAACGAGATTCTTGCGGAGTACGCCAAGCTGGGCGGAGCGACCTTCACCGGCCCGTTGGTCGCGGGAAGCGCTTCGGCGGTTCCGGTGCACACCCTGAACGGCGTCACCAATACGCTCGGGTTCCATGGATCGGCGGCCGTGGGCAAGCAGACGGTGACAGGATCCAGAGGTGGTAACGCGGCTCTGGCCAGCCTACTGACGGCGCTGGCGAACCTCGGCCTCCTGACCGACGGAACGAGTCCGTAGAACAGGAAGGGCCCGCCCGCTCACAGAGAACGGCCGGGCCCTTGCCGGGCGGTTTCAGCCCTAGCGCACGGACTCCACGAACTTCGCCCACGCCGTGGGGTGGAAGTCGAGAACGGGGCCGACGCCGGAGTCCTTGGTGTCGCGGACCTTGGCGAGTTCACCGGATGCCGAGACGCCCTGCTCCACGCAGTTTCCGTTCTGCGCGCTGTAGCTGGACTTGTGCCAGCCGGTGGCACCCTGGTCGTGAATCATGCGCTGTTCTCCTTGGTGTTCTGGCGCATCGCGCTGGCGATGGCTTCGAGGCGGTGACGGGTTTCGCTCCGGGACAGGGCGTGGGACTGCATGTAGGTGAACCTGTGCAGGTCTTCCTTCACCTGGTCCGGGTGGTCACTGAAAGACCGGTACGTGTGTACCACAGAACCGTCGGGCGTTCCGTCGAAGCCCATGATGCTCATGAACCCTTCGACCACCAAGTTCCCCACGCTGGAAGAGGGGAGAAGCTGAAGAGAAACGTTCGGCCTCTCCATCAGCTCCAGCAGGTGGTTCACCTGGTTGATCATGATCGAAGGGTCCTCGAAGGTGAGGCTGAGGCTGGATTCCCCGATGACGGCCCACACCTTGGGAGCGTCCTCGCGATCCATGATCTGGCGGCGCTTGGAGCGCAGCGCCAGGACGTCGTCGATGTGGAAGTTCTGCCCCAGGACGGGACGGGAGGCCGACAGGGAGGCCTGGGCGAACCCCTCGGTCTCCAGCAGCGTGTGGAAGCCGCTGAGGTTGACGATCCGGAACTCGGTCGACAGGTCTTCGATGTCGGCGAGGTCGACGTGCTCGTCACCGGCGGTCTCCCCGTAGGCGAACCACCAGCCACGGACCCGGCAGGCACGGGCGAGGGCGAGCATCCGGTCGCGGACCACCGGATCCTGGACCCCGTAGATGTCCAGGTAGGTCTTGGCGTCGGCGATCGAGGTGGCGGTGTGACCTGTCTCCTGACGGTAGACCACGCTCTTGCCGACGCCGAGCTGCTGCGCCACGGCGTCGATGCTCATGCCGTGGTCCTCGCGGAGGCGGCGGAGCTTCGAGCCGATGAGGCGCTTCCGCATGGTGGCGATTCCCCTGTAAGCCATGTCTTCTCCTGTGCCCTGTGTGACTGACGTCTTCTCCTTTGGCGAGCCCGCGCCACCCGCAGGTGGAACGCTTGTTCGCGATAGCGAGATTATGTCACAGAGAGACTTGTCATTACCGCATCTGCGCGAGAGTCTGTTCAGCACGTCAGTGTCAGGGTGAGTTTGCGGTGATCATGCCGATTGGGTGGAACACTTCCGGCACCTTGGCACAACGGGGAAAGTTCAGTCATACCAACCAGGTGGCGCCGTCGGCGCCACACGCCGTTGAACGCGAGCGATGGAGCCGCGCGATGACCATGACAGCAGTATCTGTGGGGCCGCAGCAGTACGAGAAGAGCTACCCTCCCGAGCGCACTTCGGTACGGGAGATTCGTCACGATATGACCCTGGCTCTGCGGACCTGGGGCCTTGACGAGCTGATCGACGACATCACCATGGTGGTGTCCGAGCTGATGACCAACGCCATCCTGCACACCGAGACTCCCCGGATCGGCGCGAGCATCACCAGAATCGGGGATCAGGCAGTCCGTCTTGAAGTACGGGACCGCTCCCCGGAAGAGCCCCATGCGCCGCGCGCAGGGAACAGCGACGAGTCGGGGCGTGGCATCGCCCTGGTCGACGCCCTGTCGAGCGCATGGGGGTGGGAACGCATCTTCGGCGGCAAGAAGGTGTGGGCCGAGGTGACCGGCTAGAGACCGGGCTCTTCTCGCATTTCGGCGAGGAGGTCGAGCATGTCGTGCACGCGAGTGTCGTGGCCCCCGATGACGCGGGCCCTCCACTCCCTGTACGCGGCTATGGCCTCCTCGCCGCTCATGTCTCCGGGCTCGTCGTCCGCCTCCCATCGCTGAGGGACGCCGGGTGTGCAGAGTGCAGGCACGTGCGCCTCCTTCCATTTCGCGCGAAGGCTAAATCATTGGCCATGCCTTGCACCAGGGTACTTCGCGCGACGATGGGCACACCATAGGCAGCAACAGGGAAACCTTGGCAATACCCAGGGGTTTTCTGGGGCTTTTGCTGCCCGAAAGGTAGGATGGGAAACAGAAAACCCGGCCTTCGATGACCGCTGAGTCAGGCCGGGTTCCCTGGAAAATCGCTATCGATCAGCGATGCTGCCCATGGTATCCCACGGGGTGTTGCGCGGCCAGCAACGCAGGTCAGAGGAGTGGAGACCTGGTGGCACGAACCCGGCACGGGCGGCAGCGCAGCTTCGCCATGATCCCCAATGCGACCATCGACGACGCCCAGCACCTGGACTTCATGGCGCTCGGTCTCCTCACGGTGCTTTTGCGTCAGAAGGATGGCTGGGACATGACGCTGGAACGCGTCGGTAGGAAGTACGGATACGGCCGGGAGGCTCTGGCAAATGCCATGGGCCTGCTCCAGGCGGCCCGGTACGTCGTGAAGCTCCGCGTCCAGATCGGCGGCGCGGGGCAGTGGACCACCGAGATCGTGACGTACGACACGCCCGCGTCCGACGAGGAGGTGGCCGAACTGCTGGAGACGGTCCGGTCCGAGACGCTCGTCATGGATGTGCGCCTCATCGAGCCCACGGAGACCGCCCGCAACCGCTCGAAGGCGCGGTTCACGAAGCTGTCCCGCCCGAAGACGGACGCCGGGAAGGTCGTGGTGAACCTGGGGCCCCGGACCAGCGGATGCTCAGGTGAGCCGAGTGCCGGAAAACCCGCACTCGGTGAAGATTCCGAAAGCCCCAGGTCGGAAGAGTGCGTGGAGGAAAAACCGCAGGTCAGCCCCGAGTGCCGGGATACCCGACAGTCGGCTCAGCCCGCAGTCTCTAAGAAGACTGTCCTCGAAGAAAACTCTTCTCTCTCACACTGCGAGCCCTCGGGCGGAGCCTCGGGCGAGGAGGAAGAGATCTCTCTGCTCGACGACCTGGGCTTCGCCAGCGGGACGCCCGAGAACCAGGCTGCGTGCCCGCCTAAGCGCCTCGCAGTGGTTCCTGCGCACCAGGAGTCGGATGGGAGTGAGAACGCCTCTCAGGGGCCCTCTCAGCATGCCGCCCTCTGCCGGTCCTGCTGGAGCCCGTTTCCCCGGACGCAGGGCGCCCTGGTGCGGCTGTGCCAGAACTGCCGGTGAGAACCCCGTTTCCGTGATCCTTCAGGAGATACTCGGTCCATGGCCGACAACGTCTCCGTCTATCCCCCGGACTACGACACCGACATCGGTACCGTCCGGGCCCTCATCCCCGATGTCGAGCGCGTCGACTTCACCGGCGAAGGCGTGCCGACCTACATGTTCTCGGACGCGCACCTGCGTGCCCTGCTGCGCCTCTACGCCTCGCGCCCGTCGGAAGCCGGTCGGATCAAGCGTGCCGCCGCCGATGCGATCAGCGCCGTCGCCAACTCCGAAGCCCTGATCTCGAAGGTCATCAAGACCGAAGACCTTCAGACCGACGGCGCCAAGGTGGCCAACGCCCTGCTGGCCGGAGCCCGTCAGCTACGAGACGACGCCGAACGTGACGACGAGCAGAGCGAGGACGAGTACGCCTTCCAGATCGTCGACTTCCAGCCCTACCCGCTGGACTGCCTGCCGTACACGCTGCGCGGATTCCCCCAGCGCTGCTGCATGACCTCGTACGCGGGCGCCTGCGGATGTGCCGGATCGAAGGACCGTGGCGCCGGATTCGGCAGCGGACACGTGTGAGGAGAAGACCATGGCACCCCTGCTGAACCGGCGGGCACTCGATCCCCGGTGGGCATGGCACCAGCGTTCCGTGCCCATCGGCCACATGTTCATCGTGTGCGAGATCTTCCGGCGCGTGGGTGACGTGGCGAACTACAGCTACGACCCGGCAACCGGCGGCCTCGACGCTCCGCCCATGGTCCTGCTGTACCGGGGCCAGGCGCGCGCCGCGACGAACAAGGACTGGCGAGCCCGCGTGAAGACCATCCGAGGCGACTCGGGTATCGCCCACGCCGTCCGCTTCCAGATCCCTGAAGAGGAGGCGCCACCCATCCACGCGCATGATGTGCTGAGGGTGATCGATTCTCCGGCCGATCAGGAGCTGACCCACTTCGTCTTCCACGTCCGCAACATGATGATGTCGTCGGCGCCGTGGCTGAGGAACCTCCTGTGCGACGTGGACGTGGCACACCCCAACGTGCTGCCCCCGCCGTACTCGATGCAGCCGGTGGAATCGTTCAACACGCCCCCGCCCATCACCACCGGGTGCAACTGCGGATAGGGAGGAAGCCGACATGGCAGGCATTGAGTTCAAGTACAACTATCGGTTCGGCGGTGGCCACCGCTATTACCCCGGAGGTACGCCGCACGGAAAGCAGGACACCGGGCTGGACGATTTCGTCATCGACCACCTGAACAAGTCCCGCAGGCAGCTCATTCTCGACATGTCGAATGCGCGACGGCGTGGCGAGGGCATCGTCCGGGCCAAGGCCCGTGTCGACACCGGAGCGATGAAACGGCAGGTCATGGGCACCGGTGACTTCGGAACGGACATCCTGAAGATCAGCTTCGGGTGGGAGTCCTTGGCCCCGTACTACGCGCCGTTCCAGGAATTCGGCACACGGCACGGCATCACGCCCATGTACGCGGTCTTCGACGCCTACAACACGGTCCTGGCCGAACTGCGTGGACGCCTCGGTGGCCGCTGATGACCAAGTCCATCATCAACTGGCAGACGGCGATCTTCGATCACATCCAGGAGTCGGTGCCGAACAACCGCGTCTTCCTGGAAGGTGTGCCGGAATCCACCGAGATTCCCATCGACCCGACAGGTCTTGTGAAGCCGTTCGCCATCCTTTGGTTCGGTCAGCTCACCGACATTCTCACCGGCACGCAGAGTGGTGACCTGTGCGGCTTCGGCGGTGGCATGTCGGCCCGTACGGCCACCTTCGCCCTGGAGGTTGTGGCGCCCAACGGCCTGTCACTGCTCCAGTTCGAAGACCGGATCCGCTCGGCTCTCACCGGCTTTCAGCCAGCCGGTCAGGGAGAGCTGGCCGAGGGCGGCGTGACGGCCGTCCGTGACCCGCTGCCGACCGGCCTCGGCGTGGGGCTCAGGTTCTACAAGGCCATCTTCTTCTCCGGCGTCGTCGGCAACACCACCTGATGGCAAGTAGGCAGCAGCATCCGAAGGGGCTCCCAGCAGGGGGCCCCTTTGTGTTACCCCCAAGATGAGGTCCGGACGATCTAGACTTCAGGCGTAAGCCGCCGCCGAAACTCCAAGGGTGGCATCAGCAAACTCCAAGGAGGTAGCCACCAGTGGCTAACGAAGTTAAGATGCTACCCCCAAATGTCACCGTGTGGTGGGTGCCGATTCCGGCGGGCATCGCGAACGTGAACTGCCCGACGGCGGCGGAGATCAACGCGGGAGTGAACATCTCCTGCGCCCTGACCACCGACCTCACCCTCGGCTGGACCGAGCGCGACACCGATGACACCGGTGGTCTGTGCGACGACGCCAACGTGGCCAACCCGACGAAGAAGAACTACGAGGGCACCCTCAACTTCTTCCTCGACCGCGACCTCGGCGACGCGAAGCCCGAGTCGGTGTACAACGAGGCGCTGGAGCTGTTCAAGACTCCGCTCCAGCCGGGCTACCTGGTGCAGCGCATCGGCAAGCACCCGCGTACCGTTCCCGACGCGGCCGACGGTGACTACGTCACCGTCTTCAAGTTCCTGTCGGGTGACCCCAACATCGTCAACGACGCCACGGCGCCGGTGCAGATGGAGGTCGTCTTCTACGCGCAGGGCGAGTCCTCGGACGGCATCGTCCAGGTCGGCATCTGCGGCTCGTGACGACGCCCGATGAGCCGGTGAACCTGCCACCCGGGGAAGTCGGGGAGTATCCCGACAACTGGGTTCCTGTCGACGCCGGGGATGGCGGCGAGGAAACCGGAAGCTGACGCTTCCATACGTAACGCACACCAAGGGGAATGGCATGAGCAACGAGAAGACGTCCGGGTTCGACAAGGCGCCGGGCCCGGACAACTTCGACTTCGACGCGTACATCAAGGGAAAGTCGACTTTTCCCACGTTCGCGCACACCGTCTATCTGGACCAGGAGTCGGGCGTCGCGCTCGGTGAACTGATCGAGAGCTACGAGGCGGCGGTGAAGACCATCGGCGGCCTGCGACTCAAGCAGGAGCGGGCCATGGAGACCGGCGCGCTGTCGATCGCCGATGACACGCTGTCGGAGCTGGCGGAGCTGATCGACGCCGAGGAGCGGCGCATCGAGTCGATCGATCTCCAGATGACGGAGATGACCGAGAAGATCAAGGACACCGCGCTCACGCTGAACTTCCAGGCGGGCACCCCGCAGAAGTACGGCAAGGTCATCCGTCAGGCCGAGAAGGAGTACATCAAGGCCAACGGCAAGGTCCACGACGACGACATGGAGCACGTGACCGCGCGTACGCGCCATGTGCTGGTGGCCCAGCTCGCGGCCTACTGCATGAGCGTGACCACGCCGGACGGGGTGACGCACCCCGGGGCACCCTCGAAGCAGAGCCTGGGCGACCTGGTCGACTCGCTCATCGCCTCGGAGACACTGCGGCTTCTGACCGCCCTGCACAGGGGACTGGACGCGAGCGCCGAGTGGGCCAGCCGGATCGACGCCGGATTTCCTGGCGGAAGTGCTGACGTGGGAAGCGAACCGGTGGGCGGTTCCGGTGCTGAAGACAGCGCGATCCTGGGGGATCCCGCCGCTTGATCTGCTGACCGGCAAGAGCACCAAGTGGTCCGAGGAGAGGAACCGGATGCTGGCGGTGGCACTGACTCTCCTGGAGGACGAGACATGCGGAAGCTGCGGAACACCGGCCTGGATCGGCCACTCGACCGACAATGAGATCGCGTTCAGCATCAAGTCGTCCGTGTGCTACGGATGCGCGGAGCTGGAGCGTGAACGGGACAGCAGCGTGACGTCCGACGGCAGGTCCAAGAGGAAGCACCGTCCGGGCGAGACGCGGTACGTGACCGCTCACAACGTGTGGGAGGGAATGCCCCTTCCTTCCAGGTATAAGAGTTACACCGGCAAGGAGGACTAGGTGGCCAGTAGCCAGTTCGACGCTGTAGCCAGGATCAGCCTGGATCTCCGGGCGTTCACGGCGGGCGCGAACCAGGTCACCAAGGCCGGTGGCTCCATGGAGCAGGTCTTCAAGAACCTGAACCAGGTGCTGGGCAAGGTCGGCGACGTCAACAAGAAGCAGGCCGCCGACCTGACCCGCACCCTGCGGGTGTACAACCAGATCACCTCCACGGTCCGTGGTTACGTGGCGATGATCCAGGCCCTGAACAAGGCTGAGCTGTCGTCTTCGAACGCGACGAAGCAGATGGAAAAGGCCTTCCAGGGCCTTCAGCGGTCCCTCAGCGCTGTGCGGGGAATCGGGGAGAAGGAGGCGCAGCGTCTTCAGCGGACGCTGTCCCTCTACATCCAGATGGCCACGGTCCTCAAGAGCCTCGCCACTGCGCAGAACCAGATGACCGCTGCCACCGCGCGCGGCACACAGGCCGCCATCGCGGAGGCCAAGGAGCGGGACCGGGTCAAGAAGGCGGCGACCGACCAGGCCATCGCCGAGCAGCGCCTGGCTCAGGCCACCATCAAGACCGCCCAGGTCCGCGCTCAGGCTGCCCAACAGGCGGCTTCTTCCCAGCAGCAGCTCGCCACCGCCACAGCGCGTACGGCCACAGCGCAGAACAACGCCCTGGCTTCAGCAACTCGGCTGGCTTCCGCGCAGCAGCGGCTGGCCCAGGCGTCAGCGGCGAACACGGCAGCTCAGGCCCGTGCCGCCCAGGCGACGGCAGCGGCAACTGCGGCCCAGACCCGAGGAGCGGCCCAGGCCGCTGCGGCCCAGGCTCGGGCCACCCAGGCAGCAGCGGCGGCAGCCCAGGCCCAGCTCCGCCTTGCGGAGGCTCAGCGACGGGTGGCGGCTGCCCAGCGCCAGGTGAACGAGCAGCTTCGCGGTGGCTCGGGGTCCGGCAACCTTCTGAGGCAGGATCTTTCCGAGCTGGAGACGGCGTACCGCCGCATGTCGCAGACGGCCGTCAGTGCTGTCACCGAGGTCATCAGCGCGGGCATCAGTCACGAATCGGCGTTCGCGCAGCTCGCTCGTGTCACGAAGGTAACCGGCGCCGAGGCCGACAACCTGAAGAGGTCGTTCGAGGGTCTGGCCACCACGGAGCCGATCAGCTTCGAGGACGTGGCCCGTGTGGGTCAGCTCGCGGCACAGACCGGTGTCGCCACTGACCAGCTTGAGCAGTTCTCGCGTACGGTCATCCGCTTTTCTGTCACGACGGGCATCGCGTCGGACCAGGTGACGGTGCTCTTCGGCCGCATCCAGAACATGCAGAACCTGCCGACGCAGCAGGTCAGTAACTTCGCTTCGATGGTCCTCGCGGTCGGTACGGCGTCGGCCGCGACCGAGGACGAGATCCTCAAGGTCACGCAGGCCATCTCGACCTCGTCGACCATGTTCGGTCTGACGACGCAGGACATCGGCGGTCTCGCGGGTGCGCTGGCTTCGCTCCGTGTACCCCCCGAGTGGTCACGTGGTACGACGACTCGTATCTTCCGCGAGCTGGATGACGCGGTGAAGGCGGCAGGTGCCGAGCTGGGCATTTTGTCCAACGTCATGAACCTGACGGGCGAGGAGGTTCAGAACCTCCGGGCCTCGGACCCGGGTGAGTTCTTCCGTCAGTTCATCAAGGGCATGCAGCAGTACACCGATACGTCGAAGTCGGCGGAGGAGGCCACCGCGTCGGTAGCCAATGTGCTGAAGTCCTTGGGTGTCGGCGCCGTGCGTGACATCGAGTTCATTTCGCGTCTGGCGTCGAACTTCGACACGCTGGCCTCGCAGACAGACATCGCGTCCATCGCGTTCTCGAAGAACTCGGAGCTGGCCGAACAGACGGGCATCCTCTACGACACTGCCCGCGTCAAGATCGACAACATGATCGACGCCTTCGAGACCTTCCTCGCGGGTGTCGGCAAGGACATCGTCATCGTTTTGGGTGACATCGCGTCGTTCGCCACCGACATGATCGAGGCCTTCTCGGGGGCCCCGTCGATCGTGAAGGGGATGCTCACGGCAATCGTCGCCGTGACCGCCTTCGCTGGTGCCCTGGCGGCATTGCGGATGATTGCCTTCCAGACGCTGCGCAGCATGGTCGCCATGCGAGAGACGCAGGCCCGCCTTGGTGTGCAGACCCTCAGCCTGCGCAACATCTACCAGGCGTACGGGCGAGGGGTGAACGAGGCCGCCGCCGCCAACAGCAATGCTACGCGGGGCTACCTTGCCAACATCCGAGCGGCCACTCAGGAAGCCGCGCAGCGACGCGCCTCCATCGCGGCTCTGAACGACCAGGCCCGAGCCGCGCAGCAGAGCGCTCAGGCCAGCCAGCGTCTCGCTCTCGCCACGGTGAACAACGCCCGTTCGGAGATCCAGGCCATCCAGGGCCGCCGGGCTGCTGGACTTGCACTGGCTTCCGATAACCAGAGGCTGATCACGCAGCAGCAGCGCATGAATGCCGGTACGCAGCGGTACATCCAGGCCACCAACCAGGCCGCCGCCGCCACCACCCGGCTCGGCGCCGTGGGTAACGTCGCCACCACGGGACTCGCGGCCCGCATGGCCGCCGTGGGCGTAGCCGCCCGCGCTGCCGCTGTCGGTGTATCACTGCTGGGCGCCGCTCTGTCGGCCATTGGTATCGGCCTCATCATCGCCGGTATCACGGCGTTGGTCACTCAGTTCACCAAGTCCAACGATGCGGCCAAGGAGGCGGCAGCCTCCGCCTATGAGGCAGCGGGTGGTGTCACGGCTCTCGGTGACGCGATCGAGGCGGACACGAAGGCGGCCAACAACGGCGAAGGTGCCCTGCGGCGCCTGACGGTTGCCGGGGCTGACCTCAACGCCGAGGAGCGCAAGGGCGCGGAGCAGCGCCGTCAGGCGGCTCAGATCGAGCAGCAGCGTATCGAGGCCCTCTTCGGTTCGATCGACGCCCTGCGCCAGCAGGCGAAGGGGACCACCGACGCGGCCAAGCGTGCTCGTGGCTATGTTGCCGAGTGGGATGCGGCCGACAAGGTCATTCAGCAGGTCACCACGGCCCTTGGTGAGAACTCGATTGCCTTCGGTAAGCAGGCCCAGGCTGTACTGGAAAGCACCGTCCGCCAGACGGTCATGAACAACGAGGTGTTCAAGACCCAGGGCGCCATGAAGGCGCTCACGGAGAACTCGACCACCGTCCAGGAGGCGATGCGTATCGCCTTCGAGACCCCGGCCAAGGCGGCCCAGCTTCTTCAGACCGAGATCGACGCCCTGACGACCGCCATGAAGGAAGCCCAAGGGCTGGAACTCCAGGGCCTCGTTCCGCCGGAAAGCTCTAAGAGCCTGGCCGAGCAGGCTGCGGGACTTCAGGCCATCAAGGACTCCTTGGGTCTGGTTACGGGCGACATGGAGCGCGCTGGTTCGCTCAACAAGCTCTTCGGTGAGACGGCCAAGGCGGCTGGTGGGGACGCCGAGGAGCTGGCTGCCGGAATGGATGAGGCCG